TTTCGCTATTTTGTTCGGTCTCAGTTTGGAGCGTAAGTAATGCTTGGTGATCTTTTCTACAGTGACGGGGAAGAGCGTGCGCTCTCCTTCCAAACCATTTGGGGTTCCGGTGACTTCCTCGAACTAGAGAACGAGTCCGGCACTGTCGTAAACCAGGAGACCGCTTTCCAGGTCAACGCCATCTTCTCCGCTGTCAGCCTCATCAGCGACACGATCTCCACACTGCCTGTTGATTCTTACATTCGGTTGGATGGTCGCCGCAGTGCTTTCCGTCCCCGGCCCGCCTGGGTGACTCAGCCTGACGTTGACACCACCAAGGAAGCTTTCTACGGTGCCGTCATTGTGTCAATGCTGTTGGACGGTAACGCTTTCATTCGCGTGTATAGCAACCGTCGCGGTGAAATCAACAACATGGTTGTGTTGAACCCGCTTGACGTGACAATCCGCCGTAACGGTCTCGGACGTGTCATGTACGAAGTGAAGAACGAGTCACGCCCTGTCTCTGCCGACAACATGATTCACATTCCTGACGTGGTGCGCCCCGGAGCTATCCGTGGTGTGTCCCGTGTTGAGGCTCTCAAGGAAGACTTCGGTCTTGCTATCGCGCTCCGTAACTACGCTGCCCGTTTCTTCGGTGCTGGTGCCACCACTCAGGGCATCATCGAGTACCCAAACAAGTTGACCGCTGAGCAAGCCAAGAACCTGCAAGAAGGTTTCGACGCACGCCACAAGGGTTGGAAGCGTTCACACCGCACCGGTATCCTCTCCGGCGGTGCCTCCTACAAACCCACCTCGGTTGGTAACGACCAGGCACAGTTTATTGACTCACGTCGCATGGCTGTCGAGGATGTTGCTCGTGCTTTCAATGTGCCACCGCACCTGCTCGGTCTTCCCGGCACAAACACTTACGCCTCTGTGGAGCAAAACAACCTGGCCTGGGTTATCCACTGTCTGCGACCTATCGTGCAGAAACTTGAGTCGGCGTTCTCGCCCCTCATGGCACGCTACCCCGGCGGAGAGACCGCTTTCGTCAAGTTCAACCTTGATGGTTTGCTTCGCGCAGACATCAACTCCCGTATGACCGCCTACAGCACCGGTCTTCTGTCCGGCTTCCTCACCATCAACGATGTGCGACGCCTTGAAGACCTACAGGCGATTGATGACCCGTCGGCTGACACGGTTAGGGTGCCCTTAGCTAACGTGAACGTTGCTGCTGCCACGTTGAAGGAAGAAACCGAGAAGGTGGATATGGCTCAGCGTCTTATCCAGGTTGGTTTCGATCCTGCGGATGTTTTGGACAAACTCGGTCTGCCTGCGATTGACCACACTGGTTTGCCGTCTGTGCAGTTGCAACCTACGGCTCAGATTGACCCGGAGGACCCTAACTCGGAGTACGTCGTCGAATAATGATTACTAATGGTAGGCAAAGCATTGCTGGTTCCGCGACCAAACTAGATGGTCGCTCTACGGTTTACAGCACTTTGCACATTCACAACGATGACAACACGAAAGATTTGTTCCTCGGTGGACCTACCGTGACGGTGAACAATGGTTATCGTTTGTTGAAGTCAGAAAGCACATCGTTTGATTTGCCACCATTGACTGATGTTTACGCTGTGAGTGATGGCGGGGCGCACACCCTGTCTTGGATAAGAATTGAGATTATGTAATGCCTTATTACATTACTGATTCGGCTGAGGGTTGCTCGGGGTGGGCGACTATCAAAGAGGATGGCGAAGTGATGGGTTGCCATAACACGAAGGATGACGCTATCGATCAGGCGCTTGCGATTGCCGCACAGGAAGATTCTGAGTTCTTAGGTGAACGTGCCATGCCCGGTACTTTGAAGCCTGGAGATTTTGTTTCTTGGAAAGAACACGGCGAGACTTTCCAGGGCCGTATTCGTGAGGTTGTGAGTGCGGGCACTGTGGATGTTCCTGGTTCTGGTGTGCAGATTATGGGCACAGTCTTTGACCCTGCCGCGCTTGTGCAAATGTATGAGCAGGTGGATGGGCAGTGGACCGAGGCGTCAACCTTCCTGGGTCTGAAGTTCTCACAACTCAGTGGTATCAGCGCACTTGTCGATGACGAGATGCCCGAGTTTGCTTTTGATGAGCCTTTACTTGACGATGCACCTGATTCTGTTGATGAGAACCGTGAAGTCAATTTGTCTGCACCCGCTTATATGAGAGCCGCAGCCCGTCAAGGTTTGAAATATCACGAAGAAGGCTACTCGGGTGACGGGCTTGTGGATAGGACCGTCAGAGAAGCCCGCGCAATGGCTGAAGGTAATGTGACTGCTGATAAGTGGGTTCGTATTGCTGCTTGGATTGCGCGACACATGGACGATCTTGACGCCCCTGATGCTTCGCCCGATAGCGAAGGGTATCCTTCTGCTGGTGTTGTAGCTCACTTGCTGTGGGGTTCCGGCCCGTCGAAACGCGCCGCGAGACGTGCGATGGAATATGCTGAGGGCGTCGTTGCTAGACTTGAAGAAGAGAATCGACAGCTTGTAAACGTGGAGGCTAAAGAGATGGCGAAGATTGAAACGCGAACCAACAGCACAAAGTTTGAGGTTCGTGAGCTTGATGGCGGGGGGATGACCTTCACCGGTTACGCTGCGGTTTTTGATGCACCATCTGAGCCACTGCCGTTCACCGAGCGTATCGCTCCCGGTGCTTTCAAGCGTTCGCTACAGTCCCGCAACGATGTGAAACTTTTGTGGAACCACGACTCCGGTACGGTACTCGGTTCAACACGAGCCGGAACTCTCCGCCTCGAAGAAGACAACGTTGGTTTGCGTGTCTCCGCTGATCTGCCTGACACTCAGGCTGGACGCGACGCTGCTTACCTCATTAAGCGTGGCGATGTTGACTCAATGAGCTTTGGCTTCTCTGTTCCCAAGGGTGGCGATGAGTGGGTATCTGAAAACGAACGTGTCCTCAACTCGGTCCGTCTTTTCGAGACAAGCATTGTGGCGTTCCCCGCCTACACCCAAACGGCTGGTTCTACTGCTGTGCGCGGTTTGGACAAGATTGCTAAGCGTGCCAATGTGGATGCTGACGCGCTTGCTGACGCCATGTTGAAGATTGAATCTGGTATGGACTTGTCTGATGAAGAAGCAAGCCTTTTGACTCAGGTTGTTGACACGCTTTCCCCGAAGGCTGAAGAGCCTGTTGAGGAAACCAAGGATGACGAGATTGACCCGTCTATGCTTGAACTGAAGAAGAAGAAACTCGAACAACTCCTGAAGGGGATTTAGTTATGGCTACTAAGGCTGAAATCAAGAAGGTAATCTTGGATGTTGCGGGCAATCCCGAGTCTGGTCCTGTGAGGCAACTTGCTGACGCTTGGGCTGACGCGATTGTCGCCATTGATGCTCCTGCGCCCGCGCCGAAGGTTGAGCGTGAGGACGTAGAACCGATCAAAGAAACCCGAGTCTTTAAGGCCGCAGAGAAGCGGTAGCGGGTTTCCCCTCCCGTTCCCCCTTTCCGGGAGGGTCTTTTGTCCCCAAGTGTGATTACTGGGGTAAAATTAATGTATCGGTTGAGTGTTAGCACCGCCGTGTGAAAGTCTGCGTCAGCGCGACTGTATTTGTAATCACACTATAAGGAGACAAAATTGTCTGAGTTCGTAAAGTCTCAGCAAGAACTCCGCGCAAACCTTACTGCTCAGATTCAGGAATCCCTGGACAAGGCAGAAGAGCGTGGCGGTCTTGACCAGGAGACTCTAAACAAGGTGAACGCTATTGAAGCTGACATCCGCGCCGCTGATGAGGCGATTGCTGTTGCACAGCGTCAGGAAGAGCGTAAGTCCGAGGCTGCTGAGGCTTCACGCGGTTATGTGCCCTCTGAAGAGGCTCGTAACGAGGGTGACGTTCTTCGCGCCATTGGTATGGGAGAAATGCGTTCGCACACGTTCGAGAAGCGTGCGCTTGTAACCTCCAGCAACACTGTTCCTGTTTCGTTCTACGACCAGGTTTTCCAGGTTGCACGTCTCGTTGGTCCCATGCTGGACACCTCCGAGATTTTCAACACCACTTCCGGTGAGGACATCACTGTTCCGACCATGACCGCGTACAGCACTGCTGCACTGGTCACTGAAGGTTCGGCTATTGCTGAGTCCGACCCCACCTTCTCAAGCATCACGCTGGGAGCCTACAAGTACAGCTTCCTCATCGGCGTCAGCAACGAGCTGATCGCAGATGCAGGATTCAACCTTGAGGCACTCCTCGCTGAGCAGGCTGGTAACGCTATCGGATTCACGGTTAACTCCGTCCTCACCACTGGTGACGGATCGAGCAAGCCTAACGGTATCGTGACCGCTGCTGGTTCTGGTGTCACTGGTGGAACCGCCGTTTCCGGTGCGTTCACCGCTGACAACCTCATCGACCTGGCTTACAGCCTTGACGGTGCAGCTCGTCGCCTGCCTGGTGTTGCTTACATGGCTAACACTTCTTCGCTCGGCGCAATGCGCAAGCTGAAGGACAACTCTGGACAGTACCTGTACCAGGTTGGTGTTGGTCAGCCAGACAGCTTTGCTGGATTCCCGATCTTCGAGAACCCCGCAATGGCCTCTGCTGCCACTTCCGCCAAGTCCGTTATCTTCGGACACCTGCCTTCCTACAAGGTTCGCATGGCTGGTGGCCTCCAGGTTGCGTCGAGCACCGACTACGCCTTCAACAAGGACCAGACCTTCTACCGGTTCTTGATGCGCGTTGATGGTGACCTGACTCACGCTGGTCACGTCAAGTACTTCGTGGGAGCTGGCTCCTAGTACTAGACGACACGCTGAAGGGCCGGGGTTGTGGGTTGCCCCGGCCCTTCTGTTTGCTAAGATTCCTGTTATGGGAAAAAAGGGGAATCCTGCTTTACAGGAGCAACTATCTGGTGCTGTCGGTATTTACTCAAACTCTTATGATGTGCCGACTGGGTATGGTCAACAGGTCAAATACCTGATTGACTTTCTGTTACGTCAAGGTTTGGACGTGGCTAACTTTTCTAACTTTGGTCTTGAGGGCAAGATTGATGTTATTCGCACACCTTATGGTGAGGCGACTCACTTTCCTCGTAGCTTGACTGGTTACGCACAGGACACCGCACCTTTGGACTTTATGATGTGGAGTAACTCGGTCAAAAAGAAAGACCTGTTCTTCAGCCTTTACGATGTGTGGGTTTTAGAGTCCCCTAAATACGATGAGATGCGTCAGATTTGGTCTTGGACACCTCTCGATCACATTACGATGCCGTCGAAGGTTGAACAGTGGTTACGCCGACCTAACGTGTTGCCTATCGCCATGTCACCATTCGGTCAAAGACAAATGAACGACAAAGGTATAGACAACGTGTATATACCTCATAGTATTGACACGAAAGTGTTGAAGGAGAACTGGACACTCAGTAGCGGTGCGGATGTGCGCGACTATTGGAAGAGCCGTGACAAGTTTGTTGTGGGTATGGTTGCCGCGAATAAAGCTTCTGGTTTGATGCACCGTAAAGCTTTCAGTGAGAACCTGATGGCGTTTAGTATCTTCCAGAAGAAACACAAGGACGCTGTACTGTATTTGCACACTGACGCTACCGGTGGTGGTATTGGTTGGAACTTGTTGGAGATGCTGAAGGGTTTGGGTGTTCCGCAAGAGTCTGTGTTGTTGGTCAACCCGCTTGAGTACCGGTACGGTTCCCCACAACACGACCTGGCTGCTTACTACACGGGCATGGATGTTTTGTTGGCTCCGAGCATGGGTGAAGGGTTTGGTGTGCCGACGATTGAGGCGCAAGCCTGCGGTACAAGAGTTATCGCGTCTAACTGGGCCGCATCACAGGACCTTGTAGCTGAGGACGGTTGGTTGGTTGATGGTGTGCCTGTTTGGGATGCCGGTCAGTTGTCTTGGTGGCAAACGCCTTCTGTGCCGTCGATTGTGAACGCCTTGGAGCAGGCTTACGATCTGGGTCACGGCAAGTCAGAGGTTGCTAAGGCTTTCGCTAAGGACTTTGATATTGAGACTGTGTGGAAGCGCGATTGGATGCCGTTGCTAAGGAAAGAGTTTTCCTGATGGCTCACTCTCAACAGCGCGACTTCTTTGAGAAGCTTCAGGGGGAAATTCCGGAGGCTTTTGCAATGACGAGGGTGCTGGAAGTGGGCAGTCTGGACATTAACGGGACTGTGAGGGACTTTTTCTCGGCTTCTGAGTACGTTGGGGTTGATGTTGCGCCCGGTAAGGGCGTTGATGTTGTGGCTCAGGGTGAGGACTTAGATTATCCGGATGACAGTTTTGATGTTGCTGTCAGTGCTGAGTGTTTTGAGCATAACCCGGAGTGGGTTGCCACTTTTGAAAATATGTGGCGGATGAGTAGCAAGTATGTGATTATGACGTGCGCTTCTGACGGGAGGGCGGAGCATGGCACGAGAAGGTCTAGCCCTGGTTCTTCACCGCTGACTCTTGACTGGGATTATTACCGGAACCTGAATGAGGATGATTTCAGGGCGGAGTTTGATTTGGACGCCATGTTTGACGAATACTATTTTGAGTACAACCCAACGTCATGCGATTTGTACTTTTACGGAATAAAGGCTCCTAATGCTTCCTAACCTGATTGTGCCGGTGTTGAACCGTTACGACTTGTTGAGGCGAATGTTTCAGTCAATCAACTACCCGGTACGCGATCTGCTCATTATTGATAATGGTGGTGAGTTCTACGATGTTTTACATTCTAAGTTTGTGAAGAATGTCCGTGTCGTGAACTTGCCGAGCAACCTGGGGGTGGCTTCGTCGTGGAATCTTGGTATCAAACTGTTTCCGCACGATGATAGGTGGTTTTTTGCCTCGAATGATGCCTGGTTTAGCGGTAATGGCCTTCAGGGCCTCTCAGAGGCCCGTAGAGACGAGATAACCCTTTCTGATGTGTTTCCCTTCTGGCACGTCTTTTGTGTCGGAGAAATGGCCTTCCAGCGCCTCGGTTTTTTTGATGAAGCCCTACACCCGGCTTATCACGAAGATAAAGACTATGAGAGGCGTGCAGCACACGCTGAAGTGCCTGTTCGGAAGATACCGATTGCTGGTGGGCACGATAACTCGTCAACTATTCGGTCAGACAACAAACTTTCTAACATCAACAACAAAACCTTTGCCGATAACACCTTGTATTACAACAGCAAGATGGCGCGTGATGATTATGGTGAGGGTCGTTGGGATTTGGAGCGTAGACGCCGTAACAGTTGGGATACGCCACGATAGACTAGATGTGGAGGACTTATGGCGATCACAAACGGCTACACTGACCTAACTACTATCAAGCTTTCGTTAGGCATCACGGACAACGTAGATGATACTTGGCTTGAGATTTGCGTTACCGCAGCGTCACGCGCAATCGACAACTTTACCGAGCGTGTGTTTTACACGACTGAGGGTTCACGGGTTTACATTCCTTACGACAACTTCCTTGTCGAGATTGATGACCTGGCTTCACTGACCACGTTGAAGACTTCTACCAACGTTGATGGTGTGTTTGACCAGACTTGGGGAACTAATGATCGGCAACTGGAGCCGTTGAACGGTATCGCTGGTGGTATCCCTTCTCCGACTACACACATTCGTGCTGTGGGTGACTACTGGTTCCCGACTGCGGGACAGGAAGCCACTGTTGAGGTGACGGGTACATTCGGTTGGTCTGCTGTGCCGGACGCTGTGGAACAGGCTTGCATTTTGCAGTCTGCCCGCTATTTCAAGCGTGCTGACAGCCCAATGGGTGTCGCTGGTTTTGACGCTATGGGCGTTGTGAGACTGTCACGGATTGACCCTGACATTGCGACACTATTGGAGCCATACTGCCGTATTAGGATGGCGTAGCCGTGGATATTCAGGCAATTAGGCAACAGCTTGCCGTGAACCTTGCCACGATTAGTGGTTTGAGAACGGCGGAGAACGTTCCCGATATGGTGAACCCTCCTGTCGCGGTTCTGAGCCTTGAGCAGATTGGTTTCGACGGGGCTTTCAACCAGGGTTTGACAACCCTACAGTTCACAATTTTCGTTGTCGTGTCTCGTGCTGACGAGCGCACAGCGCAACGGAAGCTAAACCAGTATGTAGCTGCTACCGGGGACTACAGTATCAAGTCTGCGGTAGAATCGGATAGGAGACTTAATAATCTCGTAGCGGATTTACGGGTTCGTAGCGTGACTAACATAGGCTCTCTACAACTGGATGATCAGGAATATATGGCGGCTGAATTTGATGTCGTTGTTTATGTATAAGGAGAAATAAATTGGCAAAGTATGTAGTTACAAGCCAAACGGTAACTGTGAACGGAACTGACGTTTCGGACGCTTGCGCTCGCGCTGAGCTGGTCCTGAACGCTGCCGAGGTCGAGACCACTGACTTCGGTTCCGCTGGTTGGACTGAGGTTGTGGGCGGCCTGAAGAGTGGTCAGTTGACCCTCGACTTCCACAGCGA